AAATTCTATACTGCCTTTGTTGTAGTTAGTGACTCCACACCGTATGTGATCTGGACACAGTTCGTAGGCATAACGAACACGCTGCATAATTTCTTGAGATCCTGTGTACTTGTGAGCAGCAATCAATATGGTTTGATCTGGACTAAACATTGCAAACCATAACAAATACGCACTGGCACAGGTGGTTTTGCCCATCTGTCTGGGCAACATGTTGACTGTAAATCTATAATTGTGATAGGCGTCCAACAACCGAGTTTGAAAACTAAATGGAGCAAACAACATCTTGCCCTTGACCGGGTGTTGGATATAGAAAAAGTTTTCACAAAAATAATGATACCCCGTATCTGGGTCAGCACATTTCAATAGTTCATTGACCTGTTTTTCCGTAAAGGTTTCTTTTTTGTGAGCACGTTTAACTAAAACGCCGTCTAGTGATTTTGATGACATATTGTATTTACAAATAACAAAGCGGGCTCATGCCCGCTTTGAATCATAACAGTAGTATTATTTGTATGATTGATATTTGTTTAGCAGTTTATTTTTTACACTCTCTGCCATGGGATTATCACCAGGATATTCTTTTTTATACTGTTTATGTGGTTGATTAAGACCACCAGCGTTGTCATGTGTTAGCGCACTGATGTCGCTGTAGTTTTCATCTGGTTGGTTGGCAAATCCTTCTTGGGGCTTTTCTGCTCCGTCCATTCCGTCATTGCCAGGCAACATTGTGGGCTTACCTGAAAGACGCATGATTTGACTTAATGCGTCTTCATCGTCGGCACTGTCCATGTCTGTAGGATCCATGAGGTCTCCAGTCATGTCGCCCGGAGTTGAAATATCCATGTGAGGCATATCTGGCATATCGCCGTCGGTGTTTTCAATATTTTTCAAAATGGCCATCAAGTCTCTAATGCCACCGGCGCCACTGCCATTCATATTGACACTTACCGAAACTGTGTCTTGTTGAGCAATAGGTGACGATCCCATGGGTGAACCACATGATTCTACTGTGTCGCTTTCAATCATTGGACGATTGTCTAAGTCTGCAATTTTTTTGTATAATTCGCTGAAGTTCATTTTAGTTTCCTTTAGGGCTAGGGATCTTGTTTTGAGTTGACCCCAAAGGACTTGCACTAGATTTTAGTTCGTCCATGTTTTTTGCTGTTTCTTTAGGTGCTGTTTTTGCCAACAGTTGTTCGTTGGCACCTGTGACCTGTGTGTATTCGGCTGGGTTTTTGCTAAGTTCTTTTAAAAAATTAACCACACGTTTTTGTCCAACCAAGTCTTGATTGCCGGAGTCAACGTCATAGTCTTTGTCTAAAATACTTTCTTTGGTAGGTTCGTTGTATTGCAAGTTCAATGCAATTTCAGCCATTTCACCCGGAGTTCTCACTCGTATCCTTGTTGCACTGACTGATAATTTATCGGCCAACAACTCTGTCAATACAGCGCTGGTTGTGGGATATGCTAAATCAACTTCAAACACATGCACTTCAGAATTTTGTTGTCCTGGAAAATCCAATGGATTAGATTGAATTGGTGTTGTTTTGCCTTTTGACAGTTTATTCACAACATATTTGTTCATAGCACTTTTCATCTGCTTGTCAACAGACTCGGGCAGTGCCCCGCATAGTTTTACAGTAAAAGGATAAGTTTTTTTACTTTCTGTAAGATGTTCTTGAAAAGATTTCATGGTAAATTCCTAGTACTATATTTATTTCATATTCTTTAGTTTTTCAATAAGACTGTTGCGATCTGTAATAATCACTCCTTGTCCTTGAATAGCAGTGTCGTCCTGCCCTGCTTTTTGATCAATTTGTTGCTTCTTAAGTTGCAGTTCTATCATTTTTAGTTTTTTATCTAATTTTGCAGACTTGGCATCGATTGCATTTTTCAACATGGTGCCGGCCACTTCGAAAATACGACCACTGTATCGTGCTTCTACATTCATACCTAGATCCATTAGATCATCATAGGCATCAGTAGCACGTTGTGCCAAATCATCCAATTCTTTATCGCCAATATCACCTAGGCCTTTAACCACTGGCAGTGCTGCTGATATCTTATCAAATTCGCTGATATCCCGTAACATAGCAGTGGATTCTACTGGTAGATTTTCTTTTTGTGTTTTCTTAACTTCTTTTTTATTTTCTGGGAGATTAAGAATTTCTTCAAGTTTTTTCATACTCTTACTTATCGTTTTCTAGTGCCATTGGCGAATAAGTCTGTTTCGTTTAACACACGAAACTTTATACCTTGGCTTTTGCACCATGCCTGTGCAGCCTGCCATTTGGCTTGATTTTTTACATACTGCATTTGATTATTTTTATTACGTCCGACCTTTTCCAACAGTGTTTGATTGGCTGGTTTGACTTCAATCAACTCAGTTAACATACGACCGTCTTTGTCAATGTATTGAATAAAAAAATCAGGAATGTACACAGAGTTGCGATTGGTCAGGGGATCCCTATAGGGAATCTGCACTGCTTCACTGGCCCATTTTAATATGTTGTCGTTGTTGTCACAGAATCTCATAAATGCCCATTCCCACGAACTGCGATATGTAGGACTTTTGTTACCAACATATTTGGCTGGTCTTGTTGGAACAAACTTGCCTCGAGCAAATCTACTCATGGCCTTATATTTCTTGCTTCAAAATTTTGTTGTGTGAACGGTAAACTGTATCCCAATGCGCTGGTAGCCTGTCGATTGTTGTTTAATACTTCGGCAACTACTCTGCTGAGTTGCACATCTGTTAACCCTTTCAGTGTGTCTATTACAACAAATGGTTTGACATTTTCAAATTTGGCCTGCGTTAAAATACTGATAGCAGTGGATCTTGCAGCATCGATTTCAAATCCGCGTTTTGTAAAAAATCCAACTACTGCATCTATTTCGCTTGCGGCAAAAGATATCTGCGATAAAAAATAATTGTCAAAGAAAGTTTTTACAGCAGCACTGCTGTCGTTGACCACTGTAGTGGATCCTGGTAAACTGCTCATTCTAAAATCCTTGGGGTTGCTTTGGTACTGGCTGTTCGACCAGCAATTTGAGGTATCACAATTTTATTCAATCCGCCACTACGTTGTAGTTCAGTATCCACAGTGGCGTTTCCGATGGTATTAGTCAATGTGCGATTTACAATACGTTGTCCTTCTGCAGCCAGTCCATTTTGTGTAGTGGTCTTGGCATTTTGATAACTGTTGATTGTCTTGATGGTGTTTGCATAGGCTTCTGCGTCAGGTTGGAAAAACTTTTTGTCGCCAGCTTGTTCTACCGGTAAGCCTGGCCCAAGTTTAATAGGGCTGGGAGTTTTGTCATAATGTTGTAATGCAAAACCCAATGGGTCACCTTCTGTTACCCGGCCGTTGCCAAAATACAATCCTTCGTATTCCAGGGTCATTGTGATTTCTTGCGGTTGGCCTGATCCATAATCCACGGTGTCAAACGCAAATGATTTGATGATGGGATTTACCATGGTATAACTTACATACTGTTGCTTGGCCATTTGATACAGAACAATATTTTTAAAAAACGGTTTAGTACTGCCGTTGTCTAAGCCATATTTGTAACTGTTGGCTATTTCATTTTTCATAGCATTTCTTGCATAACTGCCTATGGCAAAAGCAGTGCCTGGTGTGGCATAGTAATAGGAATAGTAATTTTGCCATAGCCTGTGCATGGTGCCATAGTTGTCATCATGAAATTTCAATGTGACTGGTTGAAACGTCTGTTTGGTCTGAATCTGTTTTATTCTATTGTACTGATTAACTGTTTCAACATTTATGTTAAATGCAGGCAGTGTGGCATTTTTCACCAACAGATTAATTTCATTGGGATTTTGCAACAACATTGACGGCAGTGCATAGGCCAGTGGATTGATTTGAAGATTGACATGAAAGAGGTGCTTGTGTTTAGGTGCCAGTCTAAACGTGTCATCCGAGAACGTTCTTGCTGCATGTTGTGCATCACGAAGTTGGGTCGAGGTGGTGTTGGTAAAAAATCCATTTACTTTGTTTGCCATAATATTATTTATGTCGTAAAAAAAGGCCGATAAAATCGACCTTTTCTATTGTTGATAATATTACGCAGTAGCGCCACCACCTGTGGAAATAGCGCCAGTGGTTCTTGCATAGATACCCTGAACACCAATACCTGAACTGGCTGCGCCAATCTGTACAGCATTGTCAAACTTCAGTGTCATCTGAATAGTCATTGCTTCATTGGTTCCATAGTTCATTTCTTGATAGTTAACGTTTTCAATATAGCAACCATACAGTTCCCATTTTTCAAGAACAAGTGCTTCGTTGCCACCGTTGCCGCCGTCAAGCATTTCAAAACTAGTAGTAAACTTGTAATCAACACCTGAAGCAGCACTTGACATTTCAAAAAAGTCAAACTGTTTCTGAACTTGACTACCAATTTTTTTACTCACTGCACCGGTAGAATCATCTCGCAATGTGCAGGCCACACTTGCCCATGCATGTCGACCAGCAACATAAATTCTTGAATTATATGTTGGCAGTTCGATTGCTTCAAACTGTATTGTTGGTCGAGCAAAACTGACCACTTGTTTTGTAAGTTCGGCAGCATCGCCACCGGAACCTGTGCCAAAGTTTTGAAACAGCACCCGGAATCTGTATTTTAACTTGGGGTGCAACATGGTTTGATTGGTGTTGGCCCCGCCTAATGGTACTGAAAATCTTGAAAGTGTTGATACTGACATATGTTATCTCCGTCGTATTATTTATCTATTTTATAAACCTGATATTTCGCCAGTATTCTTGATGCGCAATGGAATATAGATAAATTCTACTGCTTTAACTGGTTCGATAGCAATGTCTACATACAATTCGTTACGATCAATTCTTGCGGGTGTATTGTTGCTTTCGTCACACACAACCAAGAAGTCATATAACGCACGTTGTCCTACTAGTTCCAACATCAAACTTTCCACGGCATTCTTAATCTCTGCTCTAGTGCCACGGTCATTGGGTTCAAACAAGTATGGCTTGGCCAACACATTCAATTGTCTACGTAGATACACAATCAAACGTGCCACGTTGATTCGGTCTAATGCGCTGGCATTTCTAGCACGAGTATACTGACCAAATGCTACCAATCCTGCACCGGACAAGAATGTCAAAGGATTTACTTTGATACTGGCCAACGTGTCACGTTGTCCTTCATTCAGTGCCACTGTTTCAAATTCGCCTTCACTAGTAACATAACCTACTGATGTTGCATTGGTAATGCCACCTCGACGTGTACCTGCTGGTGCAAACCAAGGATAAGCCACTTGATCGTTCAAACTGATAGTTCTCAACATCATGTGGCTTGGAGGCACAACAATGTTATTACCAAAGTTGTCGCTGCTAAAGCCCCATGGATAGTACATTGCTGCGTATTCATCGAAACTCACTGCACCTAGA